TACACGACGCTCTTCCGATCTGAATGGATTCCTTTGCGGCTTCGAAATCACTTTCCAGAAATATTTGTGCTTCGTCAATCAGTACAACATCAGTGTCTGGTTTCCATCCTTTCTCATGTTCCTGAAAATAAGGACGAACACGAATTACGCTTCCATTGCTGAAAGTAAATTCCCGATGCACCTTGCTGAATTTGTAAATGCTTTCTGGCAAGATTTTTTCCAAGCTGTGGATGATAAAATCATCATATTCCTTGACAATATCCACATGAATTCCAGGATTCTCGCGCGCAAGGGACACAGCCTTATACAGCAGAATCCAGGTTTTTCCGCCGCCACGGGCACCACCAAACGCAGTGTACTTAGCCTGAGATTCCACAACCGCACGTTGCTGATCGGAAATCGGTTTCCCCATAAATTCCTCAATTTTTTCCAGCATATGTTATACCCCCTTAAGAGTTGGCGGAACGAGCAGGACTTGAACCTGCACACCAGAATCCACCGGTGAACTGATTAGCAATCAGCTGCAGTACCTGTTATGCTTACCGTTCCGTATGTGGTCCCCTGAGAGAATCGAACTCCCGTCCCTCTGATTGTGTAATCAGCCCTCTGCCACTGATTTAAGGGGACCGTGCCGGTTTCTTGCTGAATTATCATACAGCGACGAGACTGTCTCAGACACTTCTCTGCGTTGGGCCTGCAACCAAGCAGGCCACGGCTGTAGATTTCAGAAAGCATCGTCATTTTTTGTCAGGGATACCCGGCGTCCTCTGACATAGCAAGTAGCGACCTTGCTCGTGGAGGGATAGACGGGAATCGAACCAGCAACGCTCTGCTTGGAAGGCAGATGATCTACCGTTGATCTACTATCCCATTTCATTGCCAGTAGATTAAATTTTACTACTCAAACCCAGAAGTGAAACCGTACCGTCCTTGTATGCCCCTTCTGTAAAGGCTCGTTTTCGTGCTGTTTACTCCGTGCTGGCAATCACAGAGGAACGCAACGGGAATGTAGACACAGAAGAAGGATAATATTAAATTCATTCTACACACCCTTTCTTTGTTTCATCGCCCTTAAAAGGGCCAAGGGGGCGGGCTGGAATCGAACCAGCGGCCTACGCCCTATCACGGCGCTGCTCTACCGACTGAGCTACCACCCCATGTCCCGGCATTACGCCGGGTTATTCGTCCACAATCTTCCGATTGCTGGCCTTGATGTAGAAGTCCTCATACAGCTCCTGCTTGTCGCCGTTGTAGGTGTACTCAACATACACGCCGTCACCGGAAACCGTAGTGGACAGCAGCGCCTTGTAGTTCTGCAGCGTCTTGCAGGCCCAGACGACATATACGTTGCTCAGGTCAATTTTCTGAGTGTCTCCAGGTGTGCGCAGGCTCATGGGCCTACTGTTGTACTTCTCGACAAGCTTCTGCTTGCACACGCTCTGGAAATGCTCCATGCCGGTGATAATCATTGGTGATTCCTCCTTAATCCACAAAGCGCCAATCTTCGGCCAGCATGTCCGCCTGAGAGGCCAGCCATCCCATCTGCACACCGGAAGTGCCGACAAAGGCAATCGCCTTGTTTCCGATGTCCTTGTGTTCGCAGTTTACCATCTTTCCGGAGTTGGCCTGATAGGAAATGTTCTTTGCCAGTTCGATGTACTGGCCCTTACCGTTCCAGCCCTTGCGTTGCATCTTGAAGCCCCGCTTAACATACTTGATAGCATCCCCGAAGGAGAAGGTATTCTCTCCACCCAGGATCGGGCAGTTGTTGCTGTCTGCAACCTGCCAGTCATCCGACAGGATGTTCTCGATGGTGTAGTCAACACGCTGGGTCTCACGGATGTCCAGCAGATCTTTACCTGTGTCGGAATCTTCTTCTCGGCACTGCATCATTATTGTTTTCTTTTTGGGGTCCCAGAACCAGTACCCGCCCCAGGACGGCCGCTTGATCTTGCATCCTTCCATCATGAGCTTAAACGCTGCTCCAAAGTCCATTAGTTTTTCCTCCTCAGTTTTATCATTTTGGCAAAATGCTTTTGCCGGTCCGCATTGGTATATATACCCATCTCCTCTTGCCACCCAGATGTTTACGTTCTTGCTGATGGCCAAGGAGAACATAGTATCCGCCAACGGATGATGATACATGCTAGATGAAAACACGATAATATCGGCGTTCATGGCATTGTTGACGAAACATACGTCGTTTTCGTTGCGGCCTTCCACATGAGCCATCACGCCACGCCGCAGAACTTCCATGTCCTCATCCCGGTTAAACGCTGCGATAAAGAATCGAACCACGGTTTATCATCCTCCAAACGTTTTCATGGTGTTTTATTTTTTAAGCCAGGCGCTTTCAAAAGAACCCCGGCTTGTTTTCCGCTACCCCCACCCGGGTCATTTTTTCTCCCTCGCCTATATATAGTATTATTTATATATATAATATAATAATATATATACTAGTCTAAAGATTTACTACAATCTTAGATATTTGAATATCTTAGATTATCTCTTATGCGCTCAATGTTTTTCAAAATGCTACGTTCGACTGCTGAGGTGCCTCGTCCGGCATTCTGCAAAAGAGCGCGCGATAGAGATATTTTGGTATTGCTTTGAATTACAGGCCAAAGGTCAAAGGGGAAAGGGTGGATGTGTGATATATATCTATACCTGCGTAACATGACGCGCCCGTTTTTCCGCTACCCCGGGAGGGGGGTCGCTCGATAGATGCCTTGTTGATGGTCGCATGTGCAGCGCAGGCCCGGGGGGATTGATTGACCTGTGCCCAGGCCCTGGTGTTGTTGCTATTGCTTATGCATTGCTTATCAATCAGGTAAAAGCATTGCCACGCAACACATGACGCTTGATAGGGTATCAAGCTACGTTGCCATTTCCTCGGCTTCCTCTGCCGATCCTGCAAACTCTATTCGCAGCACCGCACCATCACCGCCGATCTCTTCCGGGTCTGGCTCCAATGGGTTGACTGTCAAGAGGTGCTTTGCCAGTGCCTGCTGCTTGACCGCTGTCTGGCACATCATCGCCCGGCATTCGGTATAGAACACTTCCAGCATCTGCGCCCTTTCATAGTATGCATTGCGCCCCCTACTGGTATCCTTCCCTCTCTGGTAACATTCCCTTACAATCGCCGGGGAATAACCCAGGAAAGCACAAAAGGCATCCCATGTCACCATACCATGCTGGCCCTTGCCGTACTCTTCCCGGAACTGCTTGATCTTGGCTTCCAGCTGCTTGTCAGAAAGCCGGAACGCCAAACCATTACCGGAATTACTATTGCCAGCCAACGGAAAACACCCCCAAACTCTGAACATTTCTTATAAGTTGTAATATTGCAAACTCTTGGCCTTTTGTCAAGCCCTGGCGGGACATTTTAGGCCATATATAGATAAATAATACCAAGTAAGGTCCTGGGCTGTCCTGCATCGTCCTGGTTGGCTCTTCTGTGGCGTGGCCTGGTGTATCTGGCCTGATTTACCACTCCATAAAATAAGGCCAGAAAAAGGGGAGCAAAAAATATTTGATTTTGGGGCTTGACATATGGGATGCCCCATGATATACTGGCAGCACAACAGGGAGCCGCAAAGGAGGTGGCCACAATGAAAGACCACTATACCAAGTCCCGTTGGGAGCAAGAAAACGTCATCCGTGTGACGGTTAAAGTCAACCGAAATCAAGATCCGGAGCTGTTCGACCTGCTCACAAAATCCACCAGCAAATCCGGCACCATCCGGGAGTTGCTGAGGGAAGCCATCCAGCGCAAGAAGTAAAAAAGACCCGGCAGCCGTTACCAGCGGCCACCGGGTCAGACTGGGGGAAGGTGTTACCAGCACAAGCCCCAACGCTCACCCCGTAAGTTACCACACAAACAAGAGGAGCAACGATATTATACCTCCTCTTGTCCTGAAAATCAAGAGGAGGATTTTTATATGGCATTCGATATTTACGCAGCAGTCACCGACCGCATCATTGCACAGCTTGAGCAGGGTATCATCCCCTGGGAAAAGCCCTGGACCGGCGTACAGTCCGGCGCAATCTCCGGTGCAACTGGCAAGGCCTATTCCCTTCTGAACAGATCGGAAGAGCGTCGTG